ATGTTTACAAAAATCTCCCAACGATCTTCTTTTCTTGAGATCGTATCCTACACAATTCCAAAGCTTTATACTGGCGTCTGCTGGTACGTTGGTTACAGTGCATTCGATCCTGCAACCGGACAACTTCGGCGTGTTCGAATCAAACTAAACCACATCGAAAAAATCAAAGATCGACGCACGTATGCCGACCATCTGATCCATCGATTGCTAAGAAAACTTGAGTATGGATGGAATCCGTTTGTCGAAGCCGAGAATTCAAAAGCTTACCACGCTTTCAAGGAAGTGGCAGAATTGTATCGCAAGTACACAATGAAGTTGTACAACGATGGCAACTTACGGGAGAAAACAATGTATGGATACTTGTCAATGCTCAGAACACTCGAGAAATGGAACGACGATAGGAAAGTGCCTGTAACATATATCTATCAGTTCGATCGAATGCTGGTGACGGAATTTCTCAACTACATCTACATTGATAAGGATAACTCGATTCGAACAAGGAATAATTACCTGACGTGGCTGGGAATATTTGACACGTATTTGGTTCAGAACATGTTTCTGAAATCCAAAGCAACGGAGGGCATTGTCTCCATCCGAAGGAATAGCGCCGAGAAGGACCGGGATGTGATCCCCGATAAAGATATGATTAGGCTGAAAGATTACCTGGAGAAAAACAATAAACACTTCCTATTGGCATCCTACCTTCTTCATTATGCGATGATTCGGCCAAAAGAAATGAGCTACCTAAAGTTGGAGAATTTCAAACTAACCAAACAGACCATCTTTATTCCAGGATACATAAGCAAGAATAAGAAATCGGCTGTGGTAACCCTTCCAGCAAAGATTATCCACTTAATGGTGGAATTAAAAATTTTTGATCATCCTAGCTCCTACTATCTCTTTTCAGATAATTTTCAGCCGGGAGCAGAAAGAAGAAGCGAAAGGCTGATGAGAGACTATTGGTCATTCCACGTTCGCAAGGATCTCAAATTTCCAGATAGATACAAATTTTACTCCCTTAAGGATACAGGAATCACCGCCATGCTCAGAAAATGCGAAGTACTGAGCGTACGTGACCAAGCTCGGCATTCTAGCATCTTGATGACGAACACTTACACACCACAGGATATCAAGAATGCAAATGAGTTATTGCTTAATTATGATGGAATTTTCTAATCAAATAATATAACTTTGCTGAAAACTAACACAGTATGAAAAACTTGATTGCCCTACTTACGATTGCGATCGTATTATTCTCATGCAGCAAGGAGGAAACGCTAACGTCTTCCTTCCGACTCGATCCGGAAGCAATGATCTCTATCAAAGCGGATCGAGACGCCTTCTCCTCTACTGGTCTCCGCGATCAGAAACATCTCACCGCACTGGAAATAGTTCGCCAAGCTACGGCCTTGTACATGATGAATGAGGAACTTTTCGGGAATCAAGGAGCAAACAGATTGTTTGGAGACTATCAGCGTGACACTGTATCTGAAGTTCCGGCACTAAAAATGTGGGGTACCGACATCATTGCCCAAGATGGCACCCTGACGCTTGACTTTATTACTAGCCACGACGTCGTAATTCAGCACATTGATTGTGATATTACCGGTACGATAGGAATTGACACAATCGCGTATATTCCCAATGCTGTCTTGCGCGTTGCGGAAGATAGCATCCGAACAGCCTTAAAAAACAGCGATACCGCGGCTGTGTATCGAATATTCAATAATGCCTTTACCTTCAGACCAATCACGCAAGATGAATGGCTGGATTTAAAACGACAGGGCATTGAATAATATTGATTGGAAAAAGTAGAAGAAGGCCGGAGAATATCCGGCCTTCTTCTTTAATTGCTTCCAGCTATTATGAAATCAAAGGCGGTATCTATTTGAGTAGGGCTTGTCGTAGTGAGAAATACCAATACATAACCGGAACCCGCCGCTCCTGTGTAAGCCGTTTTTGTGCTTACCCAGCTCAACCGACCGGAGGAATTGGGCGTAATCATTACCGTGTAATTAGTATGTGGGATCTTGTGGGTAATCTTATATGCGCCGGTTCCGGTTTTTTCCACCCCATAATACAATGTGCCGAATATGCGGGAAGCCGAACCTGACGCCGAAACGCTCGCAGACAATAGCACGCCTGGAAGATTGAATCCCGCGGGGCTGATTCCCATTTTGTTGCCGCCCAAATTTATTTCAAACTCATCGTTAGCGTCGTTGGCACCGCGAAAATAGAAGTACCGGTTCTGGTTGGCCAAGATGGACACGCCGTCCCGACCCATCTCTGTGCGATACAACCAGGCCGGTATTGTTATGTCAACTGCCGGGTCATTGGACGATGACGACAACACCGGGCAAAAGGTTAAGACGGCGTCTGGATTGTACGAAGTCAGATCCAGCTTCATCTTGAAGTACACAGAACCTTTTGATACTGCCACATTCGTCAAACCCGGACCTTCTCCGTCTGACATCGCCCCATTCGCCGCGATTGATCTATCATAGTAATTAGAAGATAAAAGGGAATCGTTATTCCAGACTTCAATTGTCATACGCAGTGTGCAAGCTGACCAGTTGGAAAAGGAGGACACCCCGGATTTGAACCAGTAAGCGGAAGATATTACTGCATCAGCCTCGAGTGTTACGGCGTCGGATGTGAATGACATCGACGGAGTCGTACTAGTTAGATATATTGAGTAGTCAGTCGGGAACCACTTTGGAATGACGTAATTTTTCTGCTGTGTAGCAACAGACTTCAAGGGAATAGCATCGTCCGATATCTTCAGCGATTTTGACTCTATGGCCGATCCAATAATCTTCAGTAGTCCAAATATGCCTTGCGTGGCTTCCACGGTTCCTTTGAAGTAAGCACTTTGGAACGCATCCCAGGCAAAGGCTCCATGGGCACGGTGGCCGCTGCCGTCCTTCTTGTCTAGACCGGCGCAAGCCATGGCCGACTTAAAAGGCAACAAGGCGTCAGCGCATGCGTCTGTGTAGTCGCCGCCGAACCAACTCGCCACTTTATCAGAAGAAAGGCCGCTCATGCCAGACACGATCTCACCAAGGGCATTCTTCATCAATAAGACGACCGTGGTCAGGATGCCGCCGGTGACATCGGTAGAGCTGGCGAACGCGTCCTTGAGGTAGTTGAAGGCGGCCAGCTTATTCGCGTCGTCCTGAGGGTTTGTTTTAAAACTTGTGCGAATATTGCCCTCTTCAATCTGTATGTCTGTAATGTGAGCCGTGGTAGAAAGCGTCTCCTCAAAGAAAAAACGGAACGTCGTGCTGCGAATGTCCGTCAGTGGCGTGTTGAGAATCCACGAGTAGATTTTCGGTGAGTTGGTCAGCGCAAATGTTTTCTCCGGCAGCGTATCTGGTAGGAAGTCGTTGTGCAATATCGGCGCGCCGGCTTCGGACCAGGCGATGAAGGAAATGGTGTATTCTTGATTCTCAACCAGAGAATTCATCGTAAATCCGTAAGGGACCCATCCCTGTGTGATTGAAAATCCAAAACCACTCACTCCGCCGGTCTGCGGCGTCGGCTTACGATCATACGCATAATTGTCTATGCTGATCATATTGCGGCCACCCACCTTAATGTTGTCGACTAATGCCTTATTCTTTAAGGTAATAGCTTGCCGAAGGGACTCCTCTGCCGCATTGTAGTCATACCATTTTTGCCGGTATGTTGGCCCATCAATTGTTGTATCGGTCGTCAAAGAGGAAAGCCATGATGGGGTGCCTAACGTCCAGGTAACGCCGGCATTTAGATAGTTGGCGAGTGCTTGGAAGGCAGTATTAAATGATGTGTTTTCTGTCGTTATTGAGAATGTAGAAGCCAAGCTATTGAGCTGGGACTTTGCGATTGTGGCATTCTGCCATCGAACAAGCTGATCAGGTTTTTCGGCTGCGGAAAGAACATTATCTGAAGTGATAGAATCGATCTGTGCTTGAAAATCCTCCGGAGCTTGGTCGTAATCGCTGACCGTATTTCCAACCTCTAGTTTTACACCGTCAATACTGCATGCGTCGGTGTTTTCGAGGAAAATCCTCAAATTGTCATAGGTGCTTACCGAAGGTTTAAATGTCCATTTATAAGTCTGTGAAGTAGAATTATAAGACAAGGACTGAGGAGAAGGATTAGAATAACTAGTTCCTTGAAAAAGCTGAATTGTGTAATGGTTGATGTAACCCTTGATGGAAAGGGTATACTCGAGCGTTGTATCCAAGACTCGAGTGAATGGCAAAGAAAGCCAAAGACCACTTGTGCTCTTGGTAAATGTACCCTTGCTGTTTCTGAGTAGATTCCGTCCTCCCAGCTTCACCTCGTTCACAATTGTCCAAGCTGCACCTGTCCACTTCTTCAACTGATTTGGTGTCACCGAGGTGTCACACCAAAGAGTAATCCCTGCCACCGGGTTCAGTGGAGCTACTGAACCCGTGGAAAGGTAGTCGTTGGTATCAACGATGGTGAATTGCCCTTGTGCGACGACTGTCATTGCTTACGGTCTTGAGGCTTCGCAAAAAACATTTGCTTTCCCATCTACTTCATCACCGGTGACCGTGATGAAGTTTCCAGACTGAGATCCGGTGGTTGTTTGCGTGCCGGCGGTGGATCCTGTACCCTTGCAAACGAACATCTTCCATCCGACAAACTGACTCGCAGTAATGGATCCGGCAGGCCACGGCGTATTCAAAAACGTTGAGACTGTCGCTACCCGGAGCGTCACCACGTTGGTGGTGCTGGAGGCGGCCTCGTAAAATCTGGCATCTCCGGTAGTAGGGTTAAACAACTTAATCATGTCACCGGCAGACAAGGAAATATTGGCACCTGAATAGGTGACTGCGGCAGCGGGTCCGACCGTGTTGGCTGTAACATCACGTCCACCGGCCACAGCGGTGCGAGTCGTGTCTACAAATCCACAAAGATTACCATTCTTGTCATTAATAGTCCATTTGAAGGACCAGGAAGAGGTGTCTGCCACCGAAAGTAATGCCGCTCCATTGTATACCAGTGGATACATCAGAGTGCTACCCGCTCCATTTTGAAGCTTATCGCCATTCGTCGAAACGATTAAAAGCTGGTAGGGGTCAGACGAGTCATAAACCGTGAAAGTCCATGAATACACTGTTCCATCCGCATCTTTTGCTTCAACGCGAAAAACTCCGACGCCGGCCACTGCCGATTCGTGAATGATCAGGGTATTATAGTTTGACCACGCGCCCGATGCTGGGAGATTGACACCGATATCAGAGGCCGACCCTGCCGGCGTAGCTCCTGCGGCTGTCGTTTTCAAGCCGTACTTTGTGGTGAAAGGGGATGTGTTATAAATCTGAGTCGCCCCGTTCGCATCGTAGAACTTGTAGGTGACCCCCGTTGTATCAACGCCGGCAGCACGCATCAAGTCAGCAACTACAATTGCAACATTTTTTGTTGCCGTGTTGGAATCCTTGATGGATGTTGTACCCCGAACGACAATGTATACAGCATTGGTTCCAGTCTTCACAAGAGATAGGCTGATTTGAGCCAAGACCTTAAGCGTCAGAGTTGTCATCGGATCGACAAAGTCGGCCTCAAAATAATACGTCTTCTGTGGATTGGCCGGATCAAGGTTGGCGTTGATCGTAAGCGTCAAACCGGATCCGAGTGATGTCACTCTATCATTGCTCCACTTTTTGTTTGTGAGCAAGGACGTGATATCCTGCACGCCACCGGAACCGGCAACGAGTACGTTTGCCGTCAACACGTTATTGCTTGTGGTATAATCAGGCAAATACACTTGAAGAGACTCATCCTTGGTATAGGTCTGTTGCAAGCCATTGGAGGCGGTAATGAATGCCGTGATCTGTCGGGCATCGTTGGCATCAACGATTGTGAGCTGCCCTTGTGCGACTACTGTTGCCATAATCCTTATTGTTTTTAGTTAATTGATACCTTACAATTGAATGTTGCCTTTCCCGTTACGTCTTGAGCGGAAACAGATAGGACATTGGATCCGAAAGAAGCATAAGTGGTATTCCATGCAGCATCTGCATCGGGGTTATCAGAAGACCGTTCCCACCTGAAACAATCCTGAGAAATTTCACTTGTAACCTCCTCAGATCCTCGATATACCCTTGCCGTAAGGGTCGTGTCAATCATTCCAAATTTGAAAATCAAGCCGCTGGAAGAAGAGATCTCTACCCGGTAGGAGTCGGCACCCTTTTCTACCTGAACTATCCAATCATCGCCGGTACCAGGTTCTTGTTTAGTTACCTGTCCCTCCTGAATGGCACATAGCCAAAGAGATCCTTTATGCGATGTTCGGTCATAATACATGTACTCCTCCTCTTGTATCCATGTTCCACAATCACGTGGCACACGAGATACCTTAGTGCCTGATACGACATGCAATTGGCCCACGAGAGAATTACCGGTCGGAGAAAGAACATTCTTCTCACATCCTTGCAGAGAGAATGAATGGATGCCATCATATTGCTTTAAGGATGGAGAGTCTGGTCCATAAGCGGATATGATAATTGCACCTTGGCGTGTTTCATCTGTTCTACACCCAAGCTGTACGATCTTATCACCACGATCTGGGATCAATTCACCGGTGTAATCATATTTTGATAGGTCGATGTAATCATCTCCTATCGCAACCACCCTACTCCAATAAGATTTACTCAGCGAACCCGTGAAACGAATGCAACGAGCTTGGTCACCGGCGATGAATTGATTGGGGATTGTTCCACCATCATTATCAAAAAAACATCTGAAGAATGATACTCCATCTTCAACTTTCACGCATTTCATGTTGGCAGAGGAAACAACAATTTGGCCACCCACACTATACATCTCGGACACTGTCAAATCGTTGAAAATAGCACTCATTCTAGCGTGCAGGTTATCTACCTCAAGGTGAGATTTACCATTCTCCATCCACATCTTAAATCCCGTACCATCGTCTCCTAGTGAAAAACCCTCGGATTCAATGATCGGAGTCACCATCTTCTGCAATGAGGTGATGATCTTTAGCGTGGCATCCTCATTGCTGAAAATCGCGCCTGATTCTTTGAAGTATTTAATCAGATCCATGATAAACATGAACCCGAAGGAATCCGAATAAGGGCCTTGAATAGGTATCATAGCCCCCTCGGAAGGATCCAAATGCGGATAATCAATCAGCCGAGGGGGCAAAGTAAAAGACTCAACACCGGTTGTTTCAAAAACAATTTCTGCGGGCAGCGTTGATGATCGTGTTAAATTTAAATAGGGCTTGGCAGATGCATACTGGAATGTAAAGCTGTAGCTGCTGGGCGAATCCTTCGAATCGTAGGCCACCTCGGATTCAACGACAACAATCTTACGTATTGCGGAATCGGAAAAGATGTATTTACCCTTCGATGGAAAGAAGTCAAGCATCCACTTGCGTTCATACTCATCTAAAAAACCGGTGTTCTTTTTGTATTTGCGAAGAGTATCAACGCGATATTCCTGCGACTCGTCGTCGACTTCAGCAATATTATGGGTGTGCTGCCCATTGAATCCAACCGATCCATAGCATCGAGCGGTATCGCATCCACCAAGAGAATTTTCGAACAATACCCACTGCTCATCTTCACTGAGTCTGTTGGAGGCCGTAAACCGCTGTATGTAGGTAATACGTTCGCCGGTGGTGTTCTCCACCCATACATCGTAGTATCCAGGTAATTTTTTGGTGAGCTTAGAGTTTATCAGGGCATACTGCAATGGTATGGTGTACGCTGATCCGCATGCATCGGACTCAAGGGTGAGAGTCTCAGTGGTGTTATCAGAATAGTATGCCTTGCATTTTACGACACTATCAACGACGGCGTAATAGGTGAGTAATTCCGGAGAATAATACGATACTTTCTTGATCTGTGGTTGCCAGGTAAGCCAGTTGGCAGTAAGAAAATTGGTGGCTGTATCGCTAAGGTTCTCCACACCGGAACGGATAACCTTAAATATGACTGAAGATCCCCCGACTTCGGCAGTAAACGTATCGACGATATTTGTCTGCACATAGGATGTTGAACCGTCTTGCAACAAAAATGAAAGGCTGGATTCAACGATATCCCGTACATCAATTTCTATTTGACCGGCTGTTCCCGGATCATAGATACGGTCAATTAAGACAGATTCGCCTTTTGACAATTTGAACGTAAAAGGCACATCCGATGCAATAACGAACTTAGGAAGGTTACCGGACAGTTCGAGCGATGATGGTTGGCTGACGATTGTCATTATCTACAGGTTTTGAGCGAAAGTATCAGCAGCCTGGTAGATTTTAAAGGACAATCAATATGCGACAGAAGTATATCTGTAAGTGTACATCCAGTAGGATGTGCCAATTTTCTTGGCAGAATAATAGGTCATCGATTGATTTAATGCTGTCGGATGATCTGGAAAAAATATCGGTGTAATCAATTCCTTATATGGAGAGGCATTGTACTGTTCAACGGTCATAGATACCTTACTTAGGTAGGCAGACCACCGATATGCCGGCCATGAAAGTCGGATGGATTCTTCCATCGCAGAATCAACAGGAGAATAAATATTTATGGTAAAAAATTCCGATTCTTCCGGGTCACTCGAGTAGCCAATTTTATACTTGAGCGAGTTGATGAGAAGCTCCATCCCGTTGATGATAATTTTTTCGTGCGAAGGAACGGATCTCTTTTGCTGATTCGTAAGCAAAAGATCGGCTCGATAGGTATGCAGGCTGTTTCTTAACAGATCGTCATACTTTCGATAGAATGTTTCAAACAATCCATCGGATCCATTATAGCAAAGGCTGCAGTTCCACAGTTTCTCATTTAGAAAATCATAATTCGAAATTGTTCCAAGTAGATATCCATGGCCATTGCCATCATATTGGAATGCCAAGATGGCTTTTTGATCTACTGTCGCTGAATCAGTGACTGATTCAACAGATGTATCATCACTCGAATCTGAGTGCAATTTTGAGTTCAGAAAATTACCGGTTCCGATATATGGCATTGGGATGTAATGCTTACCAGTTCGGGTATCTCCCGAAATGAACACGTTATATGCCACCACATCGGTCGTCAACATAAGCGGCATGCAGTCTGGTATTGATATTTCTTCCACTTGAAGTGATAATTCGGCTTGGTAAGGTATGGATGACAGCCCTACCCTATCGTAATTGATAACTCCTTCAAATAGCCCAGTACGGTAGAAACACTGATCCGTCTTATCCAACACAGCTGTTGGATAGGAGGTGAACAGTGACTTGACATTATCGAATTGCTTTGTATCCGTATCGGTGATTGAATCAGCCGAAACCATTTTTATCTGGCGGTATTTTTTAGGGAACTCGATGATTGGTTTCGATGTCAAAGATTTTGATAGATCTACGGATGGAGGTGATGACAATGTAGAATCAAATTGTACAAACCGGATGGTCTTTGTCTGTTCGTTTGGAATAAATTCGGCATGGAATTTTTTTCGGTAGATGTCAAGAATATCACTACACGATAACGAAGGGACCACATCTGAGAACCGGATGACTCCCTTAGCCAGCGTATCAGCTGTGTTGTTGATGAAGGCCATGGATGCAAAAGGCTCATCATTGAGAAATGAGTCTTCGAGGGTATACCCAAAGAATTGGAAAATCCGCTTCAAGAGGTAATTGCCTTTTATGAATGGAGAGATGTAGGTGCCTACCGGTATGGTTATTGTCTCATCATTGATGGTCTCGGTTCTCACAAAGGAGTTGTACAGTGATGGAGTAAGAGCTATATTTTTTAACGGCTCAACTCTTAATCGTCCCACGTATGCTCCATCTGCACCTATAAAATCAAGTCTATTTATCCATCTCTTTTCCGTGTCTGTCTCTCCATCAATCAGGACAGGGAAAATGGTGAAACGCTCATCGGTACCGGTTAAAAGGGACCGGCAAAATTCAATCCCTTGAAGAGTCGTGGTCACACCACTTACCGTTTCATCACCAAAAACACTCTTTACCGTGGTGTCCGGCATGGCGGCATACAATGATCCCTCGTTGATGTAAAAGGCCATTGAGGTATTTTTCTTTTGCTGGCTTGATAACACAGACTGACGAGCCTGCTGAATATAGTCTCCGTCGGATATGGTGACTAGAATAGACTGATCGGGCTTTGACTTATTATTTGGATCATGCGGATTACCGAGCTGCTGACTATTCGGCTCCGTAGGTATGGAGATGGGGAGCGATTGCTCTCCATAGGTATTAAAAAATGGATTCGTACGTTCTATCTCAATTTCAGTTTTTGGATACAGGACGTAGGATTCTCCAGTATTATTGTTGGTGATTTTCATTACTTGCGGTTTTTGGATCCGATACTTCGTGCTTTATCTCGTTGTGCAACTGCTTTATCAAATTGGCTCAGCACCATGTACGCCGGTAACCCATTTGATTGTAGGTCTTCAAGGACTGCCGCCAAACGCTCATATACGGTGGCATCAATGGGTTGCGCTGGCACATACTTGGTCTCGATGCTCGTCGTACTTGATTTGGACACATATCCTCCAGTGGCAAGACCTGCCATATTTGCACGTATAAGTTGATTCATGTCAAGAGTTCGAATGGTGCCTGCTTGCTGGTGCTTATCCAGGATATTGATAAACGATGCAACGGAGGGATTTTGCATGGTGGCATTTGAAGCGACCCATTCGAGAGAACGACCGGAATCGCCTTCACCAACAAGGACTGTCGGTCGATCAACGTAACCGCGCTTGTCAGGATCGATGATGGCATTACGATACACCTTTCCATCTTGAGCGCGGGTTACGTCGATATACCCTCCGGTTTCAGCTCCGGAGACTTTCATGTTCTTAATCTTTTTTCGTTCTGCATTGGCAGATGCCAGCTGGGCAATACCTGTAATACCCAGCAGTGCGGCAGAAATGGTTCCTGCGACAGGACCCAAATCAGCAAAAGCCTTCATTATAGACACCGCAGTATCTGCAATAATCTGAGATGCCTTTACCGCAAACTGGGCATCTGCATATTTTTTCTGAACGTTAAGCTTCTTTTGTTCTTTTTCTTTCTCAAGTGCCGCTACTTTCTTCGAATTACCTTGAGCTGCTTGTATCTCAACATCGTATTTAGCGTCAATATTATCCATCTCCGCCTGCTGGAGTGCAGTGACAGCATCCGAAAATAAAGTCTTGTAATAGTCAAATTGTGTTTTAAAGGAGTCTCGCTTCAGATTTTTTACAGCATTCTCATAGTCCTTTTGTGAAATCAGTTTTGCATCTAAATTTTGCTTTAGGAGAATGAGCTCGTTGTTTAACTGACCTTGCTGTGTTACCAAACCATATTGACTTCGAATCTGATAGATTCTCTGCTCGTATTCAGAATTAAGCTGTTCTTTTGCTTTCAGATAGGCAGAATCAAGTTCCTTTGTGTCTAGGTGCTGCTTGATGGCCATCTGTTTTCTAGCCTGGTAAGAGGCTTCCAAGACTTGCAATTGGAGCGTTAAGTCTTCATCGACGGTGGTAAGTTTGAATTGGGACTTAAAGTCTTTGACCAGGCTATTGAGCGTCTTCTGTTGGTTTGCTCTTGCGGCGGCAGCGGCAGAATCTGCATCAAGCACGGCTTGATTTGCTTCTTTTACTGCATCGGCCTTAATGTTACCATTTTTCAGTTCTAGTGCATTGATGTCATCCAAACAGTTTTTATTGATATTGACACGATTCTCAGCGGTTGCTACCGACTGGGCTTCCATCAACATGTCATATTGATCCTGTGTGATGACCTTATCTGAGAGCTGCTTTGAAAACACTCCCTGCTGTACCTTGACCGCATTTTCTTCAGCCTGAAGAGCTTCGGCACGGCGTTTTTTAATAACTTCTATTCGGGATTTTTCGCTTTCATCTTCCAGTGTTATAAGCTTTGCCTTATCTTCTACAATCTGGTTTTTATACTCCGCTTTTTTAGCGGTCTTTTTGGCACTCGATTCGAAACCCTCCAGCAACTTTATCCGCTCTGATAAATAAACTTTATCAGAATCAAGAATTGAGGCATTTATTTCGTCTTCAGTTTTCTTCTTTTCAAGCCCATCCAGCCGGATCGAGTTTAATTCGGCCTCGTGTTTCGTTTCTAGATTTTTCAAGGCTACGGCATTCGGATCTGACTTATCCGTTGTCGATGCAGACTTTGATTGGAACCGTTGGTCATAGATGCTTTGGGCTATCGATCGAAACTCATTGGCGGCATTCTTTTCATCATTCAGCCAAGCCGATAATTGTGCCTTGTTCATTTTGGAAAAATTGGCCCTTGCCTCAGATGAACGCTTCGTCGCTTTTATCTGGTCGTCAAGCCATTTGTCTAGATCTTCACCGGATAGCTTACGTAGTTCCTCCTGAGATCCACGAATCATCTCTCCCCATTGGAGAAGAATACCCTGTTGTTTTTTCAACTCCTCGTTTGAGTAGGTATTAAAAGAAAGGGCACCGGTAAGACCGTTGGCTTTCAATTCACCTCCGGATTGCACTCTCTTCAACTGGGCGTTGTATTCCTTCTGGTATTCGGATAGATCACTTTCAACTTCCTTGATTCTTTCCTTATTCAGATATTTAAGATGGGCTCTTTCCGCCTTAAGGAAATCATACACCTTATCCGTATTGATGGCTATGGCATTTCCATATTGATCCCATGATGATATGGCTCCTGGCACCGCACTTGATAATTGACCAATAACAGTATGAAGTTCTTCGTGTTCCTCCTTTGATAGCTTCACCTTCGATTTCAGCTCATCATATCGTTCAGCAAGCGCTGGCAGCGTAGATGCCATAGTCACATATTGCTCGGTGCTATTCTTGAATTCATCAGATAAAGGCTTTGACAACCCTATCAGTTTACTGAATGATTGAATGGCATTCAGCCCCCCCACCTGAAGTGACGACCAAAACTTATCCCACTTTTCTTTTAATGGGATAAGCTGACTCCCAAGTTCAAGCTGTGCATTTTGAACTTTAATAAGCTCCTGTTCTGCTTTATCCCCGGCAGACACATAGCCGTCTTCCTCACTCTTCAATCGTTCCTCAATGATGGCGTTCAGACCTTTTGTGAAATCTCCATATCGTTTTTTTGCCGCATCAATATCCTCTTTGGAGATACCGAGATTGATAAGTGTTTTTGAAGTCTGACGGGCGACACCTTTCAACAGGGAGTCCATTAGGTCATCAATGGAAGCGCCTGTTTTTTCTGCCTGCATTTCAGCAAATGCTAGATAATTTCCAAGGTCTTTGAATGAAACACCCCAGTCATTGGCTTTAACAGCGGCTTTCATCAATGATAAATCATTAACCGTTCCTTTTACGGATGTGCGTAATTCCTTCAAAAGATCAGGCTGGTTTAGCTTTTGATAAGCATGTAAGATCCCATCGTTCGTCGTAGCCAGCTCAATACTTTCATCCGTCAACTCCTTCATTTTATCAATGAATGAGGAAACAGTTTTGAATGCAACTGCGGCAAGGGCGGCTATTCCAGCAGCCTTGAGTGTAGTCCCAATCTTACTGAACCCTTCGCTGACGTTCTTTGAAGAGCCCTTCAGCTCATTCATACGACCTTTAACATTATTCAGCTCTTTCTCCAACTTGGAATACTCTTCCGGATGAAGCTCTTTGGATGTGCTATCAAGTTGTTTCTCTAGATCTTTTGCCTTCTTCTTCAACTGGGTCATAGTCAGCTCGGTAATCTTCATTTTACCTTCCAACTGTGAGATAACCTCCTTATTTTTAGCAATGGTGGAATTATTTTCCCTAACAATCTTATCCAGATTTTTCCACTCAATGCTTTCTCTTTTACCTTGCTTTTCGAGACTGATCATCTGGTCAAGACGTGCCTTATTCGTCTTTGCAAGTTCTTTGTTAGCTTGAGTTAGCTCATGAATTTCCTGCTGTGCCTCGGAGCTCTCAACAGAAAGAATCCATTTTATTTCGTCTTCAGAAAGTTTTCCTTTTGCCATAGTGGTTGAAATTATTCAGGAAATTGTATTGTTGATTGAACCGCTGTAGCTGCCACCAATTGACTTCGGATGGATCTGATCATATCTTTTGTCAGTCCATAGCGTAATTCAGGGAGTGTTTCTCTATAAAGAATAGGCCATATCGCCTTGTTATAGAATGGGACGTTCTTTCGACCCGAAATCATTGAACCTTTGTAATGGATATCAATAAACCTCAGGTATTGCAATATTGAAAATGAGGATCTAGTCTCTTTCACACTGTATCGAGGCGTAGAAAATGATTCCTGCAATGCTCCTGTTTGCTTTTGAAGAACATTGTACGCAACATCAGATTGCATTTCCTGAATAACTCCAAGATCACGACTGATGATTTTATTGATAAAGGTCTTATTAATGATATCCGTAGTGATCATTATTATCCTTTTTCAGCGAAGGTATTGCTACGGATACGCTGGATAAAGGACAAAAGAAAACCCGGAGTACTTCGCAGTACTCCGGGCCACCTAACCTTAAATCTACCATGAAAAACACGGTACAAATTTGTTTTAATTTACATAGTGCGAAAAGGACAATTCACTTTTGTATTAAACACCAGAAAAATCCTAATGAGGTAGAACCCTTTCGGGTATGAAAAATGAAACCATTGTCGAGCATTGCCTGGTATATATCTTCCTTGGATATTTCAGCTCCCGGATTCAATTCAAGAATAGCATTATACACCTCTTCTGTCGTGAAAAAGTGTGTGGCATCATCGGCAGAAATGGACGGCTTAAATGCGTCCATCAGCACGGAGATACATCTCTGCAATAGCTGTTGTTGATCGTTATTGATCTTGTCGAGTGGTGTGTTCATTCGATTATTGTTTAGAAACAAATTGTCGGAATTCTTGCAGCAATCCACTAGCTTCCAAAAAAGCTAAGGATTTTTGGTAAAGTTCAAAATGGACTTTATAGAGTTCAATGTAGACATCTGCTAGTTCGTTCCGGACTGCGAGGCTTTCAATCTCTTTATCTTTCGGATCAAGCAGAGCGATAGATCCAGTGCTTTTTTTTGTAAAGCGCACAACTCTTCCAGCTGGTTGGTTGCATATGGTAAGCGCATTCATGGCTGTCGCTTTTTACAGCCTAGGCTGAGTCAGGTTAATGGTCAGATTGAAACCAGATCCAAAGAACTCAATGACGGCTTTCTGATTGGTGGCTTTGGATCGGTAGTTGATGGGGGCTGGGCCATCCCCATTTGCCTGCGTTACCATTTGACGTACTTGCTCTTGCAGCAGGAGCATTACTTTTTCCATCTTCGGTAAAGTAATTACTCGAAGTTCTTCCTGTTGTTTGGAAGTGGATTGATTTGTTTTCATGAGTCTTCAGCATTTGAATTTTGGAGCACAAGGAAGCGGTGCTCACTTAACGCTGCTGAAGACTCCAGAGGGGTAATGCCTTTCTTTAAGGCTCGTTAAATGGCACCGCCATTCCAATACGTTTAGGCATAAAAAAAACCACCTGCCTTTGGTGGGGAGTTACCTCCTCAAAATCTTCAGCGATGCAAACATACAACGAATTTTTGTAAGTTGTACACTTACAGTGGAAAAAATTCCCGAAGGTTTAAATGGTTCGGGGAAGATTTCAGACCTGGAAATATCACAATCCTGGCAATAAATTGGGTTTATTGCCAGATTCGTGATAAAAAACAGTCGTGGAAAAAACTAAAAGCTCCTTTGTTTTCTGATTGGGATTATATAATCGATTTTTATTCAAAATCAGACAAAGAAAAGATGTATGTTTTTTTAAAATCTTCGTAAGATTTTGAAAGATATTCCTCCGGAAAATCTTCTACAAAATGCTCTTCAAATATATCTCTTTCGATATTATATGAAATTTCTCTATGCCATATATTAACTTCGGCAACCACAGAACAAACATCACCGACAATAACCTCCATCCCCCGATGGACGTAGAAGACAGCTTTTCGTATTTCCGGTAACTCTATAGACTCTAATATTAATTCTTTCATTGATCCATTATCATGGATACTTAAAATCATGGCCTTTCCACTAATTGTTTTTTTCATATTATTTCAAATTTTTAATCAAAAGGCAAATTACAATTTTGGATCACTTTTTTCTGCTTGTTTAACTATATGCTCCAAATCAATGGGTTTGGTGTCATCCTTACCCGACTTATCACCGAAGAACATATATACTCCAATCGATCGAGTATACTTAAGAAAACTATCAATAGTATATGATGTCAAACCGGATTCTATGGCCTTTACCTGCTCTAGTCTCATGCATTCATCCTTCATAATACGATACATACTTATTCCCTTTTCCTTGCGGATTCCAGAAAGATACTCACCTAGAACCTCACGGGATGATACAATTAATCTATCCATTTCTTTTTTAATATTTTGTTGATTACGTTATGTAACTTATCACTTGATACAATTAAATCCTTTGACTAAACGGTTATTCGTTCGATTTTGAGAATTCTTTATCTTTAAATAGATCTGCCAATCCAGATAGTTGTTTAAGTCTCAGAATCTCATCGGCGTCCATTCCAATATTCTTCATGATCCATACGTCACTCATTCCAGCCTTGGAGAGTTCAGATACAATATTGGTCATAAGGTCAATATCGTGCGATCCGCGTGCCCTATTATGCCGAATAGTCGAAGCCATACGATGGCTAATATCTTTCTCAATAACGACTACTGGAAGACATCCATTTTCGCGTTCATAAATTCTTCGAGAGAAATGTTTCGATTTTGGGTTCATTAAGGAGTAACGATGAAACCCATCTACGACCTCATATATGTCTTCTTCTGGATAATAATAGCAGACATCCGGCATAGTAAATCCATCTTCCCAAACTGATAACTCAAGTAGTTTCATTTCAGGAGGCGCAACTGCATTTGGATTATAGCTGTTTGCCCGTATCTTTTCGACAGGAACAGCTTTTACGTTGTAAACTGGTGATTTCATAAGAGTGATTTGTATTTTTCCATTATGTTTTTCCGTCTGGCCATTTCATTTTTATTGAGCGAGAATCCCATATATTTACACAAGTGATCATTCTTCATAATGCAGATGCACATTCGCTTAAATGTGGGTAGTTCCTTAGCTTCAGCAATATCTATTTCGTCAATATATTCCATTCGGACTGGTATTTTAGACGTTTGGTAATTTGTGCCTGTGGCAGTTTCAAACTTTACTCCCGATGCTTTTAGTTTATTGATGGTATCAACACTTAGACAACCACCTTTCTCACGCCAAAATTTTATTGACACTGAAAGCTTCTCCAGATAATTAGCACGTGTCTCTTCCGGGAGTGTCGATAACAAAAAGTACATGTAACTTTCCCATGTATGACCAGTAGGTAGTTTTATGGAGTTCCATCCCATAGCAGTCGTCCCACCGTATATTCCGGTAAAGTTTACACCGTTTACGCGACTTACCAATTTTCCCCACGTATGTGGTTCAATTACCCTATAAAGTTTTAAACTCTCTTGAGCTGCGGAATGAAAAGGGCTAGCAACACGTTGCTTCTCAATTGGAACTCCGGCTTTATAAAATAGGTCGTATAGTTTATTATACGACCACCCAAATCGTCCATTGCCAGTCCACACATCCGTAGTCAACCAGTCGTAAATTGGGTAAGCATTAAACACGTCTGGAAACATTTCTTTAGTCCAGTTAATTCCATTAAAATTTCGATAGTTTCTATCACTGTGAATAGCACGCCACCGGTTCAAAGATTCTTGCGTACGAATACCAATTAAACAAGCTGTTCGTGTTGCTTTTTTCCGCTCGTGAAGCCATAAACTAAACTTCTCCTGAAACTCATAATCCCACATGTTAGATCTGAAGAATGCAAAATCTTTTTCAGTATAGCAGTCTTCAGGCATTTTACTCACCCACATATCACGCTTTGACTGTTCCCATGGTCTCCAGTGGTTTTCGTGCATAGATGTACATGTCGCTCCTTTAAAAGGTACGCAACATCGATAAACGTCTAAGATATCAGAATTTTGAGCCAGCGTTTTGTCTACGTATTCTGTGGTAAACTGATATTGTGCTTCGTAATCCATATGAAAAACACAAAGTTTTCTATCTGGGCAATTGGATCGGATATAATCAATACATAGATTGAGTAATACACCACTATCCTTTCCCCCTGAAAACGATACACACACATTGTCAAAGTGATCGAATATTGTTTCGATTCGCCTTTGAGCAGCTTCGTAAACGTTCATGACTGCTCTTTTTTTAATAAAAGCAATTGATTAATCGCGTATTCAATGTTTTCAATTCTTTGAGTTGCATCTTCTATTTCTTCAATATAATCAATGAGGTCTGATGTTTTTTCACGCACAATCATATAGGTGAAAAATCCATTTTCTTCGTTCATAATTCTTCTTTTAATTGTTCTTTGGTGCAAATTTTAAAGTAGTTCAATAGCTGACCTTTAGTCAGGTTATTTTGTTTCATCAAACCTTCAAGTTTCACATCTCCATCCAAATAATAATGATAACAGGTATGTTGCTGTCCAGTTCTGTATATTCTAAACTTATATTGATCCACCTTCCAGTAGTCGAATGTTTTATCAAATTCAATCGTCACATTCTTATCTTGCATATTTAGGCTTTGCGATTCACTCTGAAGACTCATTACTTCTACTCCAGGGAATGCCTTCCGGCATGCTTCCTGGCTATCTACGAACTTACAATATATAACCACATTTTCAGGTTTATGTGCTTCAATAATTTTGCGAGTAACTGTAAACTTATCTGAAGAGCATGAATACAGATGTTGCATCTTCATGGTCATTTCTAAGAAGATATTGTTATTCATTGCCAACAGTTTATCATCCTCCAAATAGGTGCATTTCAGACGTTCGTATTCTTCCTTTATTTCAGTATCAATGTAATAACTTACATCTATGTGTTGCTGAGTAACGTCTAACTGCAGATCGGCTTCGTAAACATATGGACGAATCAGGCTGTATAGATAATCGACATTGTGATATTTAGTTATGAACTCGCGTGTATAACGTGAATGGCCTACCGTCTTGGTTATCTTGGTATACTCGCAAAACGTATTCTTATATTCTGCATCGCTCATATTTAGAATTCTTGGGCTAAGAAAATCAAATTGAGACTTAATATCTAATAGATTGCGACTGATTGGTGTTCCATTCAAAATGAGTTTGTATTCTGTCAGTGTTCCAAGTTCTTGAATCCGTTTTGTTCGCTTTGCCTCTGGACTTTTTATATACAAACTTTCATCGCATACGAGGTATGTGTTTTGATTCTCCATTAAGTTACGCGTTTCCAAATAAATGCGCCCGCTGGCAGAAAGGCTTTCCAATCCAACAAAATATGTTGGTACGCTGAACCCTCCCCATTTTTGAACTTCGTCACAGATTCCTGATCCTTGAATCTTTGGGTTTATACTCCGGAATGGAGCAAGCCAAATCACCTGATCAATTTTAGGAGTAGAGCGGATAAGCTCAATAGCTGTGCGACTCTTGCCGGTGCCGGGTCGTTTAAATAAAGCTCCTACTTTTAGTGGTGAGAGCTTCGTATGGGCCTTTATTTGATCACTTAACAAGGTTTGCATCTGCCATTATTTCTTTTGGATCAATTCGATCTGGAATGTGGTGTTCTATAGTTGTTGTAATATTGGGCTCAATTCGATTTGTATCTGTATTGAACCATCCTATTTTCTTATCACTATATTGAAAACCATTTTTTTTATCAAGGATCCATTCGCTTATCCAATAAGCATTCGATTTCTGCACATCGTAATCAACACCAAATACTTGGCTTTTTGGAAGTATGGCCGTTGAGCCGTCGAACGCAGTGGCTTTGTAGGCCTTGTCAGATATACTGACAAGGCTTTCAAGGCGTACTGAGTAGCATTTAGTTTTCATCTACAACAATGTAATAAACAAACCTATCACTATCTGAACAGGTAAAAGCACCATCATTTTCTTTATGTGCCCGAATAAATGTATTACGATTATCGGGTGTAAATAAGCAAATTTCACCTTGTTCTCCATTTCTGTAAATCTCATGCTTAACTGACCCAACGACAAAATCATCAACATCATCCTGCCCATGATAGCCGTAATAAATTGTTTGAATACGCTTTCCGATGAGTTTTTTTGCTTCATCAACTGTTAATACGCTAGCGATTTTATCACTAACTGCATTTCTCATTTTAGCTAAAAGTTCGTTGTTCATGGCTTTGTTTTATTTGATAGTTCAAATATATATACAAATAAACGTATATACAAATAATTAGACATATTTTTTTGCAAAAAGCCAAAATTATAAATGACAAAAAGGCCCCGGAATAACCGAGGCCTTTACAAGTATGATAGAATTATCACTTTCAAAAAAACAACTTCTTCCTAAATTTCACTAGTAAATACACCATAATTGAAATAATAAGTACACTAAATCCTTTCACACAAACTCGTTGGTACCAATTCAACTTCGCAGGTATCTCTTTGATAACATCTAACTTGTACGGTACTTGAATAGTATCCGTTATGTGCGTTTCAATATACTTCAACTTTACAGGTATTGGTACGCTTTTCACTGTCAATGAATGATGTAATTTTCCATCCCAGCTGGCGGAAGATCGTGCATACTTGTTTTCTAATACACTGGATGTATCGATTGTCGTTATTGAATCATGATAAGGAATCAAGTGTACATCCACTACCGTATCTTTTACCACACGATCAACGTAGTGTGCAGAATTAACCGGTACATATACGGTTTTAGAACAGGCTAAAAATAGCAATGGAAGTACAAAAAGTATCTTTTTCATTGTCTTGTCAATTGAGAAGTTCCGGCAATTGCAGCACAAGCTGCAACAACAAATCCAAGCACTGCGATCAGTGTTTGATCAAGATTAAGGTTCATGGAAGCGTTCACAATCAATACAGCAGTTGCGGATCCTCCAATACTCAAAGCATATTTCTTTAATTTTTTAAAGAATACCGGTGATTCAGATTTGAATCGTTCAATTAGTTCGTTCATACTTTAAGTTTAAATGATTGATTTCTATTTCCTATTTTTTTTGATGAAAGGTGAACCCACATCGCACCGGTTTTTGAATTCCGTTCATTGATACATTGATCAAAGGATATTTTCTGCTCTTTCAATGCAACTAATACAATTTCCCATGATTCAGAAGCAGAATATCCCTGTATGCAAAAATCAATTGCAGTTCCAGATAAATGGGCAGAGGTATCTTTTCCTTTAACCGCATTATTTAATTTCGGAGACCGGTACCATGAAGTAATAATGAATGGTTTACCAATTCTATCACGAATCGGTTGTAAAACATTTTCAGCAAACCAAATGGTATCGTTCAAAATTTCTGGTGATAAACTATTATCAATTTTAAGCTTAATTGCCATAGAGCTACGGGTTGCTTCGCTCAGTGTAAAGTTTTTTGATAAACTAATGTCTTTCATCTATTCCTTTATTTTTAGTTTCTAATTCTGATAGGTCTATATCAAAATGCCTTTCAGCTTTGTCAACCATAATTTTTTGCATGATCTTAGCCCACTTGGATCCATTGCAGCTTGATTTATTTTCAAGCATTGACCATACCTGTATGAAGCAAAATATTCCTGTAACGAAGTTTGCCAAGAAAAGCCCTGAAAACATGACTAGCACATACTTGTCGATTAAATATGCCAGCAGAATTAATGAATAGATCTCCAACATGGTTGGAATGATCTTCTTGGCATTCTTACTCTTGAACTTCCCGGAAGCTGCATGTGGATACTTTTCCTTCACGCGCTTGGAAAGCTCCCATGATGTGTAGCAATCCATGCAAATTGCGATGGTGCAAATAATTACAAACATTGCTGTATTGCATAATACAGCTGTTACACCGCCTAGAAGGGCAAAAAGCCATTTGTAAATGGTAGCTTGCATAGTTACAGGTTCTTAATGTTCAACATATCAGCTGCTTCACGATCAAAGACAACGGACCATCCACGGCAGGACCATCCTTTATGTTCGAAAGGAGCCAAATAATACGATTTGCTTAGTTCTTTAAGCCAGGATGATTCCGCCTGATCAGAATGAATCATTGACAAGATATTTTTGGCAATTGAAAGTGTCGATTCCGAATGAAGCGCATATTCGACAGGATCGGAACCGCCTGTAATCTTACCCATCACGGTAAAAGCCATCTTCCAATTATTCTGAATGCTATTCTTTGAATCAGTGGAGGAATTGATCTCTCCATAATCAACGAATAAGATGTATCCTTCACATTTGTCAATCTGCATCTTGATGGTATCTTCATCCGGTCCAAAAACAAATCCAGTAAGCGATTGGATCCTTGAATGCTTTGGCATTTCAATGATAGATGCCAACAAGGATGAATATCCGACCATCTGGCTCTTTCCATTGGAAAATAGCCTAAGCACGCCATCCTTCAGCGGGAACTGTGCGAAGTATTTAAATATGTCCAGTATAATCATTTCAGTATCTCGTTAATTATGTGGATGGGCAATCCTGTATTATCTGATATTTCAGTAATCTTCAATTTTGACTCATTCAGGCTTCGTACCGTCTCAATGGTTTTCTTCCGATTAATGGATAGGAACTCAAGAATATTGATCTGCTCTATCGTATTGATATCACCGTAACCGTCTGAACACAGGTTATAAAGCGACGCTGTTGCGCCAATAGACATAGCACCTTCATGCTTTGGTTTTCCTTCCGTGAGCAAACGATATTCCGTCTTTCTGAACAGATAATTATTGAAGCATAAGAAGTTGAATGCAATGGCCTCAAGGATATATTCGGGCAAAGAGGCAAATAATACCGCCTGATCATGCGCCATTGCAGAATCGTATGGGCCACGTTGAAACAAGATGGATGCCAATAGCGGAAGTTGTTCCTTTTTTCCTCCGAGAAGTTCCTTCGCTTCCAGGTATTGAATGGCAACAAGACTACAGGTCAGCGTACCAAAAGAATTGTTGATATTGTAAGATTGAAATTCATATCCATCAATTATAACCTTCGGAACCAGCTGGGCGCAGAAACATGAATCTAAAGCAAAAAAATAATCTTGTTTGGAAAGGTATCGCGCTATGGCCTGCTCAGATCGTTCAGGAATAACCTTGCTAAAAAACGACTTTTCTTTGTCACTCAGTCCTTTCAGAACATCATCATGGTACACAATGTTAAAGATGAATGTTACCTGGTCCGCAAGCATAGAAAGATTACACAGTGAATCTTCCTCTTTAATCTTTCTAGGGTTCCAACCCATAATATCGCAGATGTACAAGATCTTCACCATACCTACAGAAAGCTGACCATCCGAATAAAGCTGAATGTTCTTATATAAGTTCAGGTATTGTTCCGGAGTCAAGAGCTCCCAGGCGTTTGGTATCTGGAAGGTGGTGTCTTGATAGGCTATCAATATGTTATTCTTGATCGTCATCCCATAAAAAATATGCCGTCTTCCGGTTGGTTGAACGAGGTATCAACATCGACGGTTGTTGTCATCGATTCTATATTAAGGGTAATGTCGACCGCCTTTACGGTTTCCGTTGCTTGGTTCATCAGCTGTTTTGCCAAATCTAGCAAACGAGACTGCTCTGATTCTCCTGATCGGATGGCAGTGGAGTCATCAAATAGATTACGTATCGTAGAGGGAAGCTCGATCGGATCCATGCGTTGGATAGCCACGGAAACGGTCATCTGGGCCAAAGCACGGCTCAAACGTTTTGTGGCCTTATCATCTTTTTTTAATGCCGCCTGGTCAAAATATCCAAACAGATAATCATCAATGATTTCAGACTGAATAGGCATAGTCCTGAAAAAAAACAAATAAGAGCTATCAATGGGATAAAGAGCATTGAAATCATCTGCATTGTTTATGATCAGTAACGCCTGCTGTTTCGCGAACGGAGTCTCTTTCCAGGAATTATCATCCTTAAGCAAATACAGCAGCGTATCCATTGCATTGTAGTATCCTTCCATAAAGGAACGACGCATATTTTCCTGCTCATTCTTATAAATGGCAACCTCATTTTTTCGGTATTCAATGACATCAAACGTCACTTGCTTGACCATGGTGGCGTTTGCCATAGCTTGAGACAATGCCGATTTCTGTTCTTCGGAACCATCCACGCTAATGATCTTTTGATAAATCTGCGGTGTGATTATTGCGCAGATCTGTTTCTTGGCTGACATGGCAGAACTGTTCAGTTTTTCCATGTCAACACTGGATCCAATAGATGGAACCACCAATTTCAAATCAGCGAATGTCGGGAATAGTTCTTCTAGTATTGTGCTCATGCCTGCTGTGCATTAAGGCGATTGCCTGGTGAAACATCTTCTTGCCTAGACGGTACTTCTCTGTAAAATCCGATACGATATCCTTCCGCATATAATTGCGGAAAATTTCCCTGTAGGCAAATTTGATTGAGTGGCTCACAGACCTTCTCATCATCGTGAGTCAACGAAAGCAGATAGATCAGATAGTTGTAGTACAGGTCGGATCCAGACTTGCTGATTATTCCATCCTTACTGACTCCTGATACGGATGCATCCATTCCCACAGACGTAGTGATCACTTCGTCTGCACGTTTATCATAAGTAATCAGAGCCTCAATGTACTCCTTGTACTTCATATCTATATTTTCGATTTTCCAACGATCTTCCTCCTTATTCTGCCCTTCACGATGTGAATAAGTTGCCCAGGCTTTACCTTGGTTTTCCGAACCGGATAGATAGGCGGATAGTTTTCGAAGCTCCTGATTTACGAACTTGATCAAAGAGGATTCCCGGAACTCGGTGCCTATCTCGATGTCGTTATATTTGACTAATGAAAGAGCCGGAGTAGAGGCAGCCCTTCTCTTGTTCTCATTGCAAAGAGCCGTGATCTGCTTACGCTTCTGCTCCATCCAACTATCTGGAATGATGATGTGTACCTTGGCGGCCAGCGAATTTTTGAGGAAGCTATTGATATAGTCGGCATTCTGATTGGCACCTCTGATGTATGACCGTGTGCCCTGGTGAGTTTCGTTATTTCCGTAGAAATCGCCCACCGATTTTTCCCGATGATGGGATATGGCAGCAAAGTTGTATTTGCCAATGTCTCGGATATCGAATCGAGGATATATCTGGAAATTTGAACCACCAAACATCCATGCACCAACGGCAATCTGGCGAAGATCCCGATACTGCATCAATGTTGTGGCTTGGTCAGTTCTTGAGGTACAAAGCCTACAATCCCTGTTTTCCATGGCTTCAAGACCGGCAATGGGCATCTTGCCTATTGCAGAGCCAAACGACATACGAGCTTTGGTGAAGAAGTCCCTGAAGTAATAGTAGTTCTTGGCGTTTGTTTTACAGAAGTCATTGACCGATTGCTCCATCCCATTGATCATCCACCTATCAAAGTATCCCGTTACCTCCTTGTTCTCGATCCATTGCTTGACAACCTTATTGTTCTCAATGCTGGTCTTGTACATCATGGGGCCATTGCCGTATAGGATGGTCATCTGTTTATTGTATAGCCTTGGAAGCAGGCGATTAGCCTCGATGTCGCGTTCAGTCTCTTCAACCAATGCGTTGTTGTATCCACGTGCTGCAACCTGGTAACCATTGACCGTAAGCCACAACTGTTGGTATCCTATCATCGATTGGCTTTGCTCGAAGCCAGGGTCCATGGCTCCGGAAGGATTGGTGCCCATCTGAAAGGAAAAGGTATTGTTCTCGTCAACGTACGCTCCGAGGTTACCAATCATTTGACAATCGTAATCTTTCATACGAACCGTATTTTTCTTAGTTTGAAATTATCTTGAGGGAACCCCATGAATCGTATCAGGATGCGATAGCACATCTTAGGATTACCTTCTGAGTCTGTGAATAGAAAGAAGTTGTCACTATCAATATCGAAGGCTTCATTAGGCAATTGAGCCCTAGTCTTACAGCCTTTCTTAATGGTCAATTGACTAGAAGCCTTGTTCTTGCTCCGACTGCAGGAAAAGAATGCAATTGTAAAGGTGCCATCGGGTATCTTAGAGATCTCGTGGGCAAGTGACAATGCATCCATTCCTTTCATTTCAGTTTCACTTTCCATGCATCGAAAGTAAATATCGACCAGCTGCTTGGAAAGGACGTAGACATGGGGGGCCTGTGTCATATTTCCCGCCTTTTTGCCTTGTGCAACGCAATTACGCGAGACAGCGGGGCGTGGTGTCAACTGTCATGTGAATTTCTTCAATATTTTTTTGAAACCGTTTCGTTTTGACAGTGAAACCGTTGGACGTTTGACCGCTGTCAAACATCATTCAGATTTATTTCCTGCGATTTTATATTGCTATGTGTTTCCCTCATTATTGCTATTAGCATGCACCTAGATCGGGCAAATTATCAGGTATATTTGAAAATTCAGCCGGCAACCGGTCGCCATAAAGGCCAAAAAACATATAAATCGCTGCCGATGGAAGCTGCGTTGAGAGTCCCGCTTGTTTATTGTATGGTATTTTTTTCTCGGACGATTTATCCAGTTCAATCTTTCCATCTGTTTTTTTCATTGGAGAAATCATAATCGAGCTGCAAAGGTTCGGGCATTCGTTTTCATCAATGAGAACTTCCGGCATGTTATTGGAACGGCCACCAAATAGGAACAGCAAAAGCTTATATTGCATCCAGTGATAGATAGTAGATTGACCTTCATTTTGCAGCTCTACATTGAAACCAAAACCTTCCAGTTCACGTTTCAAGATGCGTGCATCTGTAGTGACCTGTTCATACTCTTCTCTGCGCTTATTCCCTGCCCTATCATGGAATAGTCTGATTCTCTTATTCTTAGCATCACTTCCAAAAAACTCATAAAAGGCCCTGGCTAGGTCGGTCTGATCTTTAGGTGAGTAGCAGAAAAATTCCTTTAGCACCCGGAGTTGGTTTTTATCTTGTTTCTCCTGGGCAACGATCATGGATGAAAAATTACCAGGGTCATAACCAATGATAATTTCTTCTTGTGGGTCATAATATTTTAAGTAATGGGCTGTAAGTCGGAAATTATTGGAGATATCCCAAGACATGATACCTTGATATTTGTATGAATCCTGGAACTGATGAACGCGCGGGTTGTAGTTAGCAAAGAACCGGTTAACCACAGCGCGTCTTCGGATGGCACAGATGGCCGTCAGAAACTCATCAGGATCGAGGAGTTCGTATTGCTGCTTGAAAAATTTAGGACCTAAAAAATCTTTATTCACGAATGAACTAGCTCGGATGTAGTACGTGGCATTCCGGCGCATGTCAGCCAGTCGTGGTGCCCAACGAATGAGCTGTCGTTTTGCCTTTTCCTTTTCCAATCGAAGGCGCTCCAGCACAATAGGATTTTTCTCCGCATGGAACATCTGCTCAATCTTAAACAATGAAACCTGCGCATTATTGACGGTCATGGCCACAGTGGCAATCTCATCGATCAAATCCTTATCTACATTCTTTTCATAGTCTTCGAACCAGTTATTTTCTCCAAGGTCAACACGGGCCGTATCGCTTACGCCTGTAATTCCCTGATAATATGCAGACTGACGAATAGTTGATGAAGATCCACGCAAGGATGGGAATAGCCTTGTCTTCAACTTCTCACCGCTATTATGCTTCATCTCTTCGACAAATGCATGTACACCAGATCGACCGGCTACCGACTCAGGCTGATCCGATGAAACCATCTGAAGATGGAATCCATTACGAAATAGAATGCTGTGCTTTGGATAACTGATTGGATAGCGTGGTCGTTTGAAGTGAGAGGGAATCTTTGTCTCTCCAACAACATAATCGTTTCCATATTCGAGCATGGAGCGTCGCCCTCCATCAATTGGCTTGGAATAGTAGGCTGATATGTTTGGCCAAATATTTGACAGTAGTGATACATACGTCTTTGCAACCAAAAATCCAAGCTCACCTGGCATATCGTTGGCAACACGAATGGAACGCGGGCCGGTGATTCCTTCCGTCTTTCCGCCGGCACGGGCTACCTCGGCAATAAGAACGTTTGAATCAACCAGCGTGGCACGGATCTGCATGGAATTCATGTAGTAATCCTCAAATCCTTGTACGGAATCGATATCGTTTTCCATTATTCTGTTATTTCTTCGGATTCCACATCAATTATATTAGCATCCATCTTTAGCCTAGATTTCTCATCCTTATCTATGCTAGTCAAGGAATCTATCAGCTGCGAATAGAATGCTTCCTCATGCTTGCGGGCGATGGATTTTAAACTCTTCTTTCCAAATCCAAGATCTTCAGTCGTCAGCGTGTTACTGATAAGGAATACCGGTGCCCAGTTTTTTTCCGTTTCCGCTATAGCCGATGAACGTCGGCGGCATTCCAAAGCGGCATCCTGACAAAGTTTAGCTGTTTTGTAATCGCCCTTGGAAATGCACATGGTAGTCAGATTCTCATATCTATCGGCGTAATTGCTCTCCCATACCTTTTGAGCAACATTGCAGTCGATGTCAAAATAATCGATTGCCGAATAGATGCGAGACTTGCATAGTCTTACGTCGACATGCTCACCTTGCTCGGCAAGAATGCGCTGCTTGAGCTTTTTTGAGCATCGGGTAATATTCCGCTCGTACTCGTAGATCTCTGCGGCCCACTGGATCTGCTTGAGAAACACCTGTATTTCCTTGGGTATCCCAGAGCTGCTTCCTGTCTCCAGAAAGTTGGATATCAGATCCGGGTGGAAGGTGCTTAGTTTGTCGGTAAGGGTCATTGCTTTGACATTTAAATTCCAAATAAATCACGTCGTAGGTCTAACTCCTGGCGTTCATCCTTACGCTGTTGCTGAAGGATGATGGCATCCACTTCGCCTTTTTCTGCTTTCTTTGCCAGCTCGGCATCGATATTGTACTCTCCTATGAATTTTCCATTGAAATAAGCCGTGTTATAGGTATCACCGATGGATGTTATACGCATGATCAGGCTTAGGCGCTTGTGGCCAGTAAGGGAGAGCATGGAGGCAATGCGTTCAGGTGAATAACCCAAGGATCCGAACGCCCTTACCTGGGCGATATAGTCCTCACCGATCTGTTCGAATGTAGCAAGAGCAGAACTTTCAACTTTCTTGGGTATCGACATGGATTATGGCTTTAGTTTGTTCTTCGGTGAGCGCAACTCCATTCCGGATCAGACGGACAGTCTGCTCGGGAAACATGGAAATGTATCTCAGGACGGAAGCAGATACGTACTTGGCATCTATATCCATGGCATATCCTATTCTATCAATCTGCTGGCAGGCCATGATAACCGGGGAACTTCCAGAAAATAGGTCTAAGCAAATGGCATTCGGTCGGCTTGAATTGCGTATAGGGTAGGCCATCAGGGCTATGGGCTTCATGGTCGGGTGTATGCCGTTACGGAGCGGTTTGTCAAATGGCCATATAGTCGATTGCTTACGGTCAGAGTTCCAGGTATGCGCGGCGCCTGGCTTCCATCCATACAAGCATGGTTCATGCTTCCACTGATAGTCCTGGCGTCCCATGACGATGGAGTTCTTGAGCCAGATACAGCATTGGGAAAAATAGAAACCTGCTTTGTTGAAGGCGTTGCGAAAGGCAGCACCGGCGCTTTCGGCATGGAAAACGTAGATGGGTGCGCCTGGGCGCATGACATCCAACATGGTGGTGAATACCTGGGTGAGGAATACTTCGAACAGGTCTCGCTCCATTGAATCGTTGCGGATGGTCAGCTCGTCGTCCGTTGCACCTTGGTAGTTGACATTATAGGGTGGATCCGTCACGGCAATATCGGCCATCTTGCCGTTCATTAGGGCCTTAACGTCTGCAGATACACGGCAATCACCACACATGAGACGGTGTCGGCCAAGCAACCAGATATCGCCTACCTGAGCGAAAATATTGCTTTCGTCATCTGGAACGATCAAGTCGTTGGCATCTTCGAGTATTTCGTCTATTTCAAGCTCACCACCGAACAGTTTGTCCTCGATGGAGTATTCGATCGGATCCAGTTTGAAGTCGGGCAGATTGAAGCGCTGAAGCGTATCAGCATCTATGTCGTACTTCTGGAAGAGTAGTGTGTCGGGGTTTTTTGTTGCAAACTCGGAATTGTATGCGGCAATTTCTTCGACGGCTTCCTTCTTGGAATCGCAGGATATTGGTTCGTATGGTATGTTTGGTACAATGAATCCAGCCTTGCGGAGTGCCAGCAGGGCTTTCTTTCGCTGGTGGGCATCAATTATCCACAATTTTCCATTCTCGTCTTTCCAAGCTTTGAAGGCATATTTGAATCCGCGTGAAAGAATGATCATTTGGAGCTTGGCAAGTTTGTCCGGGTCTGGAATCTTAAAGTCTTCCTGCAGTTCAAAAAAGTCCTCCAATGGAGCAACGGGTAGATTTCCAAGATTGTGCACTTCAATTGGTGTCTTCATTTTCCAGTATTGATTTAAAGATGTTTTCTCGATCGATGTGAGCCTGAAGGTGAAGCTTGTCTGTTTTTCGCTTTGACTGTCGAGACTCTTGTTTAATGAATGATTTGTAGCGTTTTACGTTTCCTACGGTAGCAACATACTGTCGAAGAAATTCCTGCGGATTCTTACGGCGAAGTTCGACCAGTTGGTTGTATTCGGATTCATGGATGATTAGCGGGTGGATGAACAGCCACTTTCCGGTATTGTTGTAGCTCTCGAGCTCCTTGAAACATTGAAGGTTCTGGTTTCGCAATTCGACCATCCTCAAGACTTTCGCATCTGTGGCATGGTTGTCGAATTCCTGATCCAGAACCTTCATGGCACGATAGGTGTTGATCCTATCATTGTAGATAAGAATCGCCCTCTGAACATCCTTGTCAAGAATCTGATTCCAGCGTATGGCCGGATACTCTAACTCTTTTTGGAGGGGTCTACTTTTTTTTTTCGGTGCCGGGAACTTCCGTGGCTTCTGGAGCAGCAGATGATTCGCTCTTTTTGGCCTTCGGCTCCTTGACAGTCTTTGGAGCTGCTGGTGTATTGGATGCTTTTGCAGCTTCACGTTCAGCCTTTTTAGCGGCTTTACCTGCTGCCATCTTTTCCAGTGCTGATTGTTTCTTTGCTTCGGCATCGGCATCGTTACCAGCTTCTTTTTCCGGCTTTTTTGAGCCACGTCGATTCAGACGGATTTCTTCTGCCGTCTTGAGATCAAGAAGTCTGTAAAGTACTTCCTTATGATGACGTTGCGGATTTCGCTTGGCCGTCTCTACGATCCTCTCTTCAGGTCTAACCTTGCAGAGCAGATTAAGGTCTGCTTCTGCAAAGTCGGCGTTCTGAAGATCGTAGTACAGTTTATTTTTTTCCTTGAAACTATACATGATCGGGTTGGTTTAAACAGTTTGTACACGTTTGCCACATTCGACCAGCGTAGTGCTGTCAAGAATGCGGAAGGAGATGGAAGAACCGACCTTGGCGGTCCAGGTGGCGCCACCTTCGAGGACAAATGCAGAGTTTTCTGCTATCGTTGCTGACTTAGTGGTGCCAGTACCCTTCAGGGTGATGATACGTCCCTTGTCGCTGTCGGTGATTCCGGAGACGGCGTTGATGGCATAGGTAGCGGCAGTGCCATCCGGGACGGAGTAGCTGTTCTGTCCGGCGGCAATAGCTAGTGTGGTTGCATCGGCGGTATGAACGGCAGGAGCCTGAACAACGAGCGCACCGGCATAGGTATGGTATTGAACCACACTGGAGCGTTCGAAGGTGAAGGTGATGTAACGGCCTTCCTTGTCGTTCTTGGTGTCGAACTTTTTCAGCTTCATGGGCTTGTCCGCACTTCCCAAAATTTTCCATGATGTTTCTCCCACTTCCCTAAACAATATGATGAACTTATTCCCCAGGTGTCCTTCGCAGAAATTGAGAAGCTGTTCCCTGATTCCAGCCATGACTATTACAAAGGAGTTGGTACCTGTATTGGTAATATCTCCATTATCTCCGGTTCCGGTGTACGTTGGTATGGCGTGTGATTCGAAGTACTTCATGTATTGTCCGATAGACATTGGAATCTGCCCTACCTCTCTGGAAGCATTGGGCAAAGGAAAGGCTTGCGTCTTGTCGATTTGCTCACTCACATCGATTAGATAGACCTGATATGCGATGTTTTCTCCGGTGGTATAGACATCGGAAATGTCTTCAACGTTTCCTATTCCCATCATGAGCGCCAGGGATCCGGAACCGCAAAAGAGGTGCATACCGGTATTAGAGAACGACGGATCAACAAATATTCCAATAGCGGCTATAACAGCCACCATGGCCAGAAGAAACAGCACAAATCCGGTCTTTTTTTTCTGATCGGCGGCAATGGCCCTTTGGTGTGCTCGTAAGATTTGAATGGGTTTCATATTCAATGTATTATTGATTAATGATTTGATTTTTGATAGAAATCCAAAAAACAGGGAGTAGCGTTTAAAGCTTTCTCCCTGTTATTTTAGTTTATCGTGCACCCGGAACGTTAGGTTGCAACGATGGGTTTACGGTTCGAACACCACCTACACAGCGTTCCATTTCGAGGAACTTCCCAGTAGATGCAAGAACGACCATGATGTAGTCGCCAACAGCGGTCGGAGTGTATGCGCCGGTCAGTTCGGAGAACTTGGCTGCCTTGGCAATGGTAGTCGGGAACGTAACATCGCCGCATTCGATGATGTAAGCAGGTCCACCTACGGCATGAACAATGTCAGTCAAAGCCGTGGCCTTTGTGTTGACACCGGTTACGAACCAGAAGTTACTTTCTGCATCGACAGTGGTGGCATCTGCAACGACGGCGGTTGCCGGCTTATTACAGAAAATTTGCTGCATGGCGTACTTGTTTGCCTTCAAGTCAGAAGCCGTGGTGAATCGGCGACCGGTGAAGGATGCGGAAGTACCTTCTTTCCAAGTAGACCATCCCTTGACCAGTTCCATGTCTTCCTTCAGTTTCACGGCGTACATTTCGCCAGGAACATAACCAAGACCTTGCAAGTTTCCCGGACGTTGGATGAAGATGAATTTGAGCTGATCCATGTTAGGAACCCATGCGATGGCAACCTTGGTATCGGGAACGATATTCAGGTAGCTGTTCGGGCCTTGGAAATCGATGTCCTTGCCATAGGTGGTACGGCAATTGTTGATCCACCACTGTTGATGGTTTTCGTTCAGGTGAACCACCTGACCGTTCATCTTTTGACCAGGGGCCAAATTGGTGCGGACTTCTTCTACCAAATCCTTGACGGTATCAAGGAAGTCGGTGTTGTCGTAGGTTGCGTAGGCGTCATCGTCGTTGAGCAACAACTTGTTTTCGTGGTAGTAGCGGATTAGCGTGTAGATCACACCGGTACCGGCATTGAGGTAAGAACCAGCTACTCCGGATTCGGGTTTTACATAGATACCAAGGATTCGACGAATGTTGTATTCGTTGGCCATGTTTAGGTACATGTTGAGCAACATGAATTCGATCATTCCCCACTTGATGGGATCGGATCCGGAAGTGTTCAGGTAACCGATGTACAGACGTTCGATTTCCTTCATGGAACCAAATTTAAATTTAGCCATGCCATCGTCGACGTGACCGAATTCAGGTTCCAGTGTCATGCTTCCCTTCCAAATCTCACCTTCCTGATAAGCCTGTGATACTTCGGTGAAGAATGCGTTGGTGATCATCTCACGGTCTTGAATACCGTAACGGACTGGGAACAGGGCATCGACACTGTCGATTTCAAGAATTCGAGCGATAAGAGCGTCTTGACGACGAACAATAAACTGAGCGCCAAGACCGGCATCAGCCAAACCGGTGGTTGTGATTCCGAAGCTTGCTTTCAGGGTTTCAGAATTCAGACGGCCTTCGCGGTGCAGTTGAGCGTAGCGATTAGCTGTGGATTTGCTGAAGCTGGAAAGTTCGGTCTGGAAGGCTTTAAGATCGGCTTCCTCGTCGGGAGCGTTTACAATGGCAAATGATGGATTTTGAGCGATCTTATTCCAACGTTTTTCCATGGAAAACATGGGGGCGGAGATTCCGAACAGGTGAGTTTCGGTGGTACCTGGACCCTGAGCCGTGATCTGCATGGTTGCGGAATCGGCAGGGACATCGGGCTTGGCAACGGCAGCCATCTTGTCAATCTGTTGTTGCATGGAGGCGAAAAGTGTTTGGATTTGCTTGGCAATGGGAGTAAGTTCCTCTGCAGCTGGTGCAGCTACGGGTGCAGCAGATCCGTCTTCTGCAGCGGGTGCAGGTGCGGCGCCTTCGGCTGCGGGGGTTTCGGTGGCAGCTGGTGCAGGAGTTCCTGCAGCGACGTTGAGCACATCGAGGATCTGGCGTTGTTCAGCTTCGAGGACTGCAAGGCGTTGATTTTCCTGAAGGTCGGCCTTCAGTTCCGTGCCGTATTTTTCCTTGTAATCGGAAAAAACTTTCTTCCAATCTTCTTCGTTCATGGTTCCGGCTTTTGCTTTGTCGGTGAAACCAAGTGCGCTGAAGATGGCGGCAAGCTGTTTCTGGAATTTGTTCATCTTGTTTGAATTAGATGGTTAATAATTATAGGAGTTTTGTAATGCCATTTCTGATTGATTTGGATTGAAGCCATTCCTGTCCGAGAGTGTGTGCCTCTTGGATGGCTTCCTGAATGGAGGTGATGCCGTCGATGAGTCCGTTGTCTGCAGCTTGTGCTAGTTCTGAACGATAGGTCTCACCCTGTAGGATTGGGTGGTCGTCCGGATGCTTGGATATGATGGGGCGTGTGGCCTGGACTTCAGCAATGAATTGCTCGCAAAGTGGATCCAACATATCTTGTCGATACTTGGCCGGCTTTCCGTCGCATAGGTCGTTGAAGGTTTTGTTCTTGAGCGGTGAACGTGTAGCGTAGACTTCGACCTTGACAAAGCCTTCCTTTTCCATGTACTTGTCTGTATTCCAAAAAGCGACCATGGTGCCGATGCAACCAATGATGTCGTTTTGCGTGATGGCCTTAATGACGGTTCCGTGACAACCTATATAATAGGCTGCGGATCCGCAGGTGCGTTGAATAAGTACATAGATGGGTTTTGAGCAGTTGTTGAGGGTCTTGGATATTTGATCCAGATAGTAGGCTTCACCGCCTCCGGAGTTGATGTGCAGAAAATGAACCGCAATTTGTGGGTTATCCTCTGCAGTCATGATATCGCGCTCAAAGCGCATGGTTGAGAACCAATAATAGGCATCGGAAAGTATGGTTCCGAAAATACGGTGATAAGCGATGGAACCGTCTGGAATTTCCAGATTGCCGTAATCGGTTGTAATGTTGGGTTCGTCCGCGGAGGATTTTTCCAGTTGCTGGATGATGAGATTGAGTTCCTCCTGCGTTTTTTCGGCGTAGGTCTTTGGTTTGTCCAGTCCAAATAAGAAGTTCTCATTCCTTATGGCTGGAGCATATTGAATCATCAACGCGCTGAGAGATTCGCGGGTGATGAATTGGTTTCCTGACAAGAGAAATGGAATAATCTCACTTGTTGGAGAAGTGTTGGTGTGGTCCATCTCGTACGATTTGTAACAAAGCTATTCGTACTGGATGGGCTTTTATAGGACGTAAATAATGGCTAGAACGGGCTTTGTATGAGTTTTGCTGCCATGTACATCTTTGATTTTTGGATGCCTTTTTGGATGGATACGGTGGCTGGTGCCCGGTTTGATCCCAGGGAATATTTTATGCCTTCGGTATCTTTTACCACTACTATGGATTTTACCGGATAGGAAAAACGGGCAAGTTCGGCGGTTGATGGTGTCTCCAGTGTGAGTTCTTTGCTATAATCGAATATGGTGCCGGCTTCGTATTGTGTAGGTGTTGGTTCTAAAAAAAAATCATCGCAGGTAAAACAATGCGATCCGACCAAGTCGTCTTCCCACGGTCTCGGGTTCTCTGATGTGAGTTCGTCGATGGGGTAAACGCTTATAATGTTGCTAAATTCTTTCATAACTCTTTGATTTATAATTATTACGCACTTTTTGCACACTTTTTGCGCTTTTTTCGGACAAAAACGGTGGTCAAATGCGGTTATTTTTTTGGTTCGTTTTAACTCTATTTAACACTTCTTATTATAAGATCTCTTTTTCTGATTTCGCTTGCATTTGGCCAGTCTTCTATAGTTGTGTTTGATCAGGGCGTCTTCGGTGATGCTATGGATTCCATACTCGCAAATGAAGGAGTAAACAACTTGTTGGGTAGTGTTTGGTTTTCCATCCATTATGTTTTCCTCGATGCGTTGATGCAGTTCCAGAAAGAATAGGGCCTCTATTTTCAATTCAAGTATTTCTACCGAGCATTGCTCTAGATAGTTGTATGCAATTGGATTCTTACCAACACGCTGCTCGTTTAATACCAATTCCAAATTTCCTTCATCGACAGGAGAAACATTGTTTGGACGTCTACGCATCAGTTGCCACATCATGTGGTATAAATCGTCTGATTCTGGCAGATTTATAGGCATCCCGTCGTCGCAGTTATTGTATTTTCCGTATAAATATTCCGCTAAATGTGGTTTGATGTAGATTTTGGTAGTAATCACAGTTTTTTTGTTTTTTGTGTGTGTTTATATTTTTTTTAGGTAGTAGTGCTTATATCTGCATCATACAGTCCTACAGTCATACACTCACATTTAAGTTACTGATTATTTGCGACATATAAAAATATTTTTCCAAAAAAAATGTAGAATAGGCGTCATACACGTCCTACAAATGCCAAAAGTGTATGACGGATGTTTCTAAATATCTGAAATGGTGAATTTTACTCCGTCATACAGCGTCATACACAAACCTACAGTCATACATTAAAAATGCAAAAAGATGGAAACAGATATCAGCCTGATTATATGCCATATATATAATAATTTTTTGAAAAAAAATATAATATGTATGACTGTATGACTGTATGACGATATGTTTTGATTTTTAAAGTCCGAAAATTGAGGTTTATTACTTTTTGCTCCTTATTGTAAAATTTGGGGGTACGGGGGTTGAGAGTTTTGACTGACATACCAACAAGAGAAAATAAAGAATGAATAGACCTACCGGCTGAATATAAAAAATCCACGCCGGAGTGGTGGCGTGGATCAACATGGAGTGGTCTACTCCTTTGAAACTTAAATAGCTTCTTCGAAAGTGAGATAGTAAAATTTACCTCTCTCAAATTCTTGAGCCGCTTTTGTTTCCTTGTCAATGTTTAATTTCAAATTTCCGCACGGAGTAGCTTTTGCATAATCTGCATTTTCTCCTTCAGTTCCGTAAACGGCATTGAAATTAACTGACATTGCGTAACCCAAATCAACGATTGAATTACATTGAAATTTTGCTTTTACAGCCATGATAAAATGTATTAAATAATGCCAGCCCCTAACAAGCGGTCATACAATAGCGGGGTGGCAGTGCTGCTTGTAACCGTGTGCATCTTTTCATCATTTGTGTCGGTTGATAGGGTTCTGCATCTTATTCCCAGCCGATTTTATACCGCCGTTCGTTATTGGTTAGTTAAAAAAGAAGACGAGAGCTGTGTAGCTATTTTTTGAGTGATCTTTTTTAACTTAACCTTGTCAAAATGATGATTTACAATATCATAAATTGCTAGTGCAAATTCATCTCCGTTAAATAATGCTTTATAATATCCGTCTGGATCATATTTTTCTTTGACTTTTTCAAGAGTTTTATAAAAACTATTTTTCACGTTACGATCTTCAAGTCTAATTCCGAAATCAACTTCATAATCCTGGTATTTGAAATTTAAATTATAAATGAATTTGACGTGACTTTTTGTGTACAATAACTCTGCAAATAACTTGCTGTCTTCTTTGTAGCAAAAAATGAATATAGTTGCAATACGCAACTTGTCTTCAACACTATAAATTTCCCGTGTCGTATCGTAAATAATCTTTTCTATTTCCATGTTTCAACATTGAATGATTAAAAACTAACCCAATAACACATATGAATAAAATTACATTTATTGGCCTTTACTATGCCTAGTCAGGGCTCTCTTTCATGATTTCAATCTCATACCTTAACGCTCTACAAACCAATGGGCGACCATTCACGAATATTTCAATTAGAAATACATGACCGTATGCCCTTCCCCAATCTTCGGCACCTATGATTCTCCCAATTTTTCCACCCCATGCATGAATTGCGGAGATTATTCTAACCTCCGATCCAACTAAACTTAAATCAATATCTTTTTCCATATTTTAAGTGAATTCGTAAGTTCTTCCGGATCCGAAGCTGATTACCTTGACGATAGTGGTAAAAGGTAGATCTTCTGGATGACATTGATCAAGAGCATTTTTGATTTGTGAGGAGTTGGTGAAAAACTTTCTATCTATGCCTGCATAGTGAAAAAGAATGATGTATCTGTCGGATCCGTGTGGTGTTGTCACATTTCCCACAAAGTCTTTGACTTCTATTTCGCAATTGACTAGTTCTTGGATTGATGCCGATGGAACGTTGAATTTTTTTACTTCATCTTTTGGTTTGATGTTGAGTTCAGAAAATTTTCTCATGGTCTAGGATAGTATTGATAAGATTCTTGGAATTGCAGTGTTTTGCCCACCCGATCCAGGGGGCTATTCGGTGCTTGTACTCGGGTGGTGAGATATCAAGCTTATTGATTTTTGCGGCACGTCGGCAGAACCGCTTTTTAATCGATTTTCGCATGAGTATGTGCGAATGAAAGAAAACGTACCCAACAAAGTCGATACCTCTGCTATCGACCGGGAACACTTGGTAATTTTGCTTTAGCTGTAGATTTAGTTCCGTGGCCATGTATGCATCGATCTCGGCCAACAAATTATGGAGATATCGCTTATCCTGATGAAGAATCACCATGTCGTCGGCATATCGGTAGTAATATCGGACGTGCTTCGTTTCCTTGAGCCAATGGTCGAAGTACGACAGGTATAGGTTGGCGAAGAATTGAGATAGGTAGTTTCCGATCGGAATGCCTGGTGCGGAATCGATGATTTCGTCGAGAAGATCCAGCAGTCGGTTGTCTTTGATCTTCTTCCGGATAATGGATTTAAGAATGACGTGGTCGATGGATGGATAGAACTTGCGAATGTCCATCTTGAGGCAATGCTTGGTACCGGTAATATCTTTCAGGTCACGTTTGATGTGTTTGAGCGCTCCATGGATGCCGCGTTCCTTGATGCAGGCGTAGGTGTTGTTGATGAAGATTGGAACCCAAATGTTTTCCAGGACATTCATGATTGCATGGTGGACTACTCGATCACGGAATGGAAGGCGGTAGATGATGCGTTCCTTTGGCTCGTAGATGGTGAAGATGCTGTACTCTGATGTTCTATAAGAGCCTTGCGTCAGTTCCTCGTTTAACTGCTGTAGGTTGCGATCGGTGTTCTTGTCGAACATCCGAACGCCGTAGGTTCTAGCCTTTCCTTGTCTGGCCTTGTGATAGGCCAGACGAAGGTTATCAAGACTGGAGATTGAATCGTAAAGATTGTTTACTCGTTTCATGCTTTGTTTTCTATTCGGAGCGTTCGCTTGCGCTACCAGCACCTTTTGAATGATTTGTTTTTTGCCTAGTGGCATGGCCTCCATCTTTGAAAAACGTTCACATAGGTGGGAGGTGTCGCCCGCATTCGCATTCGAATCGTTGTAATTCGTATCGTTGAACGAGAACCCGGAGGGGGAACACCTCAAAGACGAACAGCCGATTGGCTTATTTTTTCAAGGCGTCCTCATAAATTTTGGTGAAGGTCTTTCCTGCATGCGCTGCGTGCTCGCGTTTTACGAAACAAAGGCGGGAGGCGCCGCCCGCATACGCAAACGAATCGAGGCAATACGCAACGTCGAACGAGACCCCGGAGGGGGAACACCAAAAGTATGGAATGTACTTTCTTTGATTTTGATTATTCCAGTCAAGCTTAACTTTACCATTAGCTGCTTCAGCGATACACATCTGCATGTAATGGTTCTGAAATTGTGCGCGGAGGTCTTCCGGCAATTCGTTGAATTCGGGGACTGATGGGCGACCGGTTACTTCAAGGATCTCTTCGAAAGTGGTGATGTCTAAAAAATTCTTTTTCATGATGAATTTGTATTATTCCTTTCGGCGGTTATTGGTTAGCAATGGTTTCATAAACTTCAGGGGCTATTTCAAAAGCCTTCTTCGCGGACGCTGCGTCTAGGAACAAAAGGCGGGAGGCGTCGCCCGCATACGCATCCGAACCGCAGTAATACGTAACGCGGAACGAGAACCCGGAGGGGGAACACCCCAGCCATGCCTGGTAGCGTTTTTGATCGGGGTTTCTCATGCTTAGACGTTCGGATCCGTTGAAGGCTTTGGCTACTACGGCACCACGATAAAGACCAAGGAGCCATTCGTGAAATTCTTCCGGTATGTCTGAAATGTCGTTGACTTTTGGAAGATCAGCTTCCTCGTAGCAGTCATCCATACAGGTGACGCGTTCGATGAATGGAGCGGATAAGGCTTCTTTACCGAATAGCACTTCAAATTCTTTCTTGGCTTCTATGGAAGCTGTTTTGTACAAGCTTTTGGCAAGCTCGACGGATAGGGTTACTTTCTCTTTTTTCATTGTTGTTTCTTATTTTTGGTTAGATATTCATGAAATTCTATGGATCTTTATAATTCGACGATTATTAACATGATCACACCGGCTGATCAATGATATGACATTCTTCTTTTTTAGCTTTTCCAGGGCTTTAGATCTTGCTTCGAATATGTCATTTGCTTTAATAGTATAATCCACCGTATTAAGCTCAATTGTGACCTTGTAAGTGTTGCTTCCTGTTTCTTTATTTGTTTTCATGAGGTCGTTGTGTCGTATGATTTTGAGTTAATTCCCTTTCTTACATCCTTATCGTGTCGCGTCTCCAAAATGGTTCCATAGTCGCAACATGTGCATTGATAGAAGTAGAGATCGGGAGTTGTGTCACTAGATTCCGTAGTACGCTTTCTACGCATTCTAGAGCCGTCAATTGGGCAATTCATAATCAGATCTAAACTTTGATAAGTGGATTATCTATGGTTTTTTCTGATTGATCGTGATAAAAAAGTACCATCTGTTGAGCGGACAGACGCATAATATCGGTAATGAAGTCTCTCACAGAAGCAGAGTAGGATGATGTCTTGTTGACCACGTTTCGGAAGGATAGAATAAGGGCATCGGATCTAAGAAGATTATTGGCTTCTAGAAATTCATAGGGCCCACGCTTTAGTTTGGTGGGAAATATGCGTTCGAATTTAATGTCGGCCTCGTGTGCTTTGCGAAGGGCTTCGGCGCGAGCCTGCTTGATGCGGGAGATGTGCAGATCCACTTCGATGGGGAACCTGGGGTTCGTGAGAATGTTTTCTAGCGTTGTGAAATCGTTCATTGTCTTGAAGTTTTAGAAGGGTAAATCTTGGGTTATGGATTCGGTGTTGTCTTCGGAATCGGTGCGTTCCAAGTCGAGGTCGTACAGGTTGCGGAAGGTTGTGTAGTCGAGGGCGATGCATGAGGCCATTTCGACCTGTTCTTTCATGACCTGGATCATGGTCATGTTGACCGGTGTGGTGTCGTCTTTCTCGCGCTTGGAAACTTCGCCTGCAGGAACCTGGTTGACTTCTCTCCAGCGGAAGCGTCGGGAGTTGATGGCGCCGATGTATGCCGGGCTTGAACGGAGGTTCTGGTCGATGGTGGTCTGTGTGGCGTTCTCGGTATTATAGGTGCTGCGGGCAAAGTGAGTGTGGATATTTGATACACGCAGGAACAAGACTTTCGTTCCGGCTGGCATGACAAGCTCTTTCTTTTCGTTGCCCGGCAACTTGATGGTAAGCTTTGCCGGTTCCTCGATACTGAAGTCGCGCCCAGGTATGATGGTCTTTGTGTAAAGCATTACCCCCATGGCTTTGAAGAAGGTGGATAGCTTGTCGGAATGGCTGATGAGTTCGACCTGAGAAATGACTTTCTTAACGGCCAGCTGGAAAAACTCGTCGTAGGTGAATGGGAATTCAAGGTGTTTGGCGTGTTCGGTAATGATTTTAAGCGTAGTCAGGAACAGGGTTACTGTGTTGACGATACGGACCATGTCACCGGAAGCGTTGGCTTCGTTGACTAGGACTACGGCAGAGAGTTCCTTGGATATTTCGCGCTTCATGGCATAGAAATGCTTCCGGATGAGCGGGCGTAGCTTGAGAACTTCGAACAGGACGTTGCTGAGCCCTTGTTTTTCGTAGTCCTTTAGTTTGCTGAAGAGTGCGCGTTCGTCCTCGGTGAAGGCTCCCATACGTGGCACTTCGCATACGATGATGCGGTTCATCAGGGCATTGTCGTCTCGTTGCGGTGTTTCTTGGCCGGCGATGATGACGGGTGCATAGATCTTGTCGGTTTCGATTTCCTTGCCGGACGTTCCTTTGCGTTTCTGGCGTCCGTCACCGTCGTAGGTAATGGATTTTAAGCCCTGAAATTTGATGTCGGAGATGTCTTTGTTGTTGTATTCCTCCAACACGACCGGAACGTCCCTGAAGCCTCCCATGAGCGTGGAGAAGGCTGCATCCGACCCTGTACAAAGGTTGAAGAGTCCCATTTCGGGGAAAATGTACAGGCTGCGTATGGAAACGGCAATTTGCGTCTTACCGGACTGCGTTGGTCCCATGAAAAAAATGGCGGTAAAGAACCGGTCGATGGAGTGTATATCGGATCTGAAGGCGCACATGATGGCGTATATGAGTGCCCACTTGCCGTTGTCATTGATGTGATAGACTTGGTTCATGAGTTGTGCCCATTGCTTGAAGCTGCATTGCTTTTCCTGTGGCAGATCCACGTACCTGAAGTTTCGAAGGGCTTCGAACTTGTCGTCATCCTTGCGGGCTTCGCTGTAGATCTTGGAGAAGGCGGGTAGATAATAGTTCTTACCGTTGTGGCTGGCAACGCCAAGTTCATCGACCTGTACGACTTCGGGAATACCATCGTTATCGTGGTAGATGGCGTTGGAGAAAGCATAGAAGTTCTCGGTCTGTTGGCCGTAGATGCTGATGGGCCTGCAGGTGGTGTACTTGCGAGACATGCAGCTCTTGATGTGTGTCCAGTGGTTGTCGGTCCCGTTGTCGAAGTTCATGGCTTCGCGCATGATGATGACCTCTTCCATGGTGCTGCGCTTGAGCAGGGACTTTGATTTGAATTCCATGTAGAATGGATTCTGGTAGTAGGCGCGGTTGATCTGGAAGATGCGTCGGTTCTGTTCGGGATCGTCGTCCTCTATGTGAAGGAGTGGTACCATGTAGAAATCGGCGACGCGGGTATGTCCTCCCTTGTCGTTTTTGAACATGTAGGCCACCGGCTTGCCTTCACCGTTGATGAGTGGGAAGTATCCGTAGTTGTCGTACATCTCGGAATATTCCTTGTTCTCATCCACATAATCGGGCTTTACGTTTGGGTCTATGATGCTCAGGATGTTGTCGGGACGTTGGGCGTTGAAGGCCAGACGGCTCTTGCGTTTGTTGATGAACGGCGCTAGGATTTCCTTGTACTGTCCGGCTGTAAGTCCGAGAAGGTCCGCGTAGTGCTTCGAATTGACGGCGCGTTCGGTGTCGGAGGCAAAGCTGATAATGTCGAAGCAGCGTTCGATATAGGTGGAACGGTTTACGGCATCCTTCTCGATTACCTTTTGATATTGGGTGAGGTAGAAGTTCAGGAAGGTATGTTCAATGCTCTTGGTATCGCCACTCAGATAGTTGACCAAATCGGTTACGCGCAGTTCGGTAATGCCGTTTCGATAGCAGTCCACCAGGGAGCGCATGTAATCGGATTCCCTGCCGTCGTTTACCTGCAGTTGTTCATTGATGGGCACGATCTCGGACTTTTCGTCGGTGATTTGCTTTTCAACCTTCTCGTTGATCACACTGAAGGCTGCAGCCAGGTTGCGGAGCTCCTGGATCTGATACAGTTCGGCATGTCCATGGATGTATACTGTGGGAAGTTCGGAGTAGTCGGCCATGAACTGCTCGAAGTCGTTGGTGATGCAGACTGTTCCGTTATCCGGTAGTGTTGCTTTAATCTGATCCAATCCGTAGATGCCTGGTTTCATGACATCGACCGTCTTTGGGAATCGGCGACGGATCTCGCGTATTTTTTTCCTGGCAATAGTAAGGTCGTCTGATTCGTTGAACAGGGATGAAAGGATTTTTGCGTATTGATTGCGTTGTGATTCGTCGGAGACTTCGGCAACCAGTTCGGCAATGGTGGTATATGCTTCCTTTGAAGCAACCGGATCATCCGGATGGGTGTTGAGGATGTTGGAAAAGTAGGTGACGAAATCGGTGGTGTGGGTGATCAACCAGGCTTCCGTTTTTTCACCCAATTCGGTGGCCAGATTGTCGGGATCCTGGCCTTCTGGAAGTCCGATGCATCGGACGGACATCCCTGCATGAAGCAACTCCTTGCAGTTCTTGAGTGACGCCTTTATTCCAGCTTTATCGCAGTCATAGACGGTGGTCACGTTTCGGGTGAAGCGTGAAATGAGCTTGATTTGCTCCTGTGCCAAGGCGGTTCCGGATCCGGCAATGGTGTTGATGATGCCTTCGCGGTGGAAGGTCATGACATCGAACTGGCCTTCTACCAGGTAGGCATTATCCTTACGGCTGATCTCTGCGCGTGCCTGGAACAATCCGAAGATTGCACGGCTCTTGCTGAACAATGCTGTGTCGCCGGTATTGATGTACTTGCCGGTATCTTTCTTGGCCTTGACCATGCGTCCGGAAAAACCTATGGGTCGACCGTTAAGGTCTAGGAATGGGAAAAGTACGCGGTCCCGGAAGGTATCGTAAGCTCCATGCTCACCGTCCTTGGAAACATCTATCTTGATCAGGTTTTCAATCGTATAACCGGCTTTTGGAAGGTCTTTGGTGGTGCCGTTGCCTTCGGGAGCGTAACCGACACGGAAATCTTTAAGGATTTGGTCTGTGAGTTCATAACCGCGTTGTGCAAGGTATTCCTTGGCCAAGGGTAGGTTTTGCTGGAAATGGTTCGTGGCTGCCTCGATGGTTATTTGGAGCGCTTCGCGTTCCTTGGATCGACGGACATCCTCCGGAGAAGCTTCTCGGTCTTCGTACTCGATGCCGACCCTGTTTGCACACCACTTAACAGCTTCGGAAAAGGTGAGCATCTCATGCTTCTGCAGGAACTCGAAGACATCCCCTCCGGCACCACAGGCAAAACATTTGCAAGTCTGTTTAACCGGGCTCACATAAAATGATGGAGATTTATCGTCATGGAAGGGACATACGCCAACAAGGTTTTTACCGGCACGTCTTAGTGTGAGTTTATCACCAATCACCTCGACGATATCTACGGAGTTACGTATGCGTAATTTGAGTTCTTCTGGAATCATTTTTCTTCAGTATCAAAAATGGATAGCTGTCGTGAGTCGAAAGCCTCTTGGATGGAAACATTGAAATGGGTGGCAATGATCACATACTCTTCGGGAGTTGGCGCTTTACGACCGTAGTAAAGATCCCACCATCGTGCGGTGGTCAACCCGATGGCCTCGTAGAAGGACTTATTAGGTGTGAAATATGACGGATTTGTAAATTTCATCTTGAGAAGTTCGAGTATTACGTTTCTCTTGACAGAAGGTATGGCCAAACGATGACGGTGCATGAATTGCTGAACAGCTGCATAGGATTTGATCAGCGTGTCGGCCATTTCTTCGATGGTCATCGTCGTATAGTTATTCTTGACAAATTCAATTTGTTCGGGTGTCCAGGCTCCGTTATTCATATGCTTGTAAATTCTTTGGTTCGGTATAAGTAAGTCCAATCATCAGAAAATTTTACCCCGCAGTTGTCTATGCCTCCGTGTTCGAGAATATACTCGCAGGCTATCTTGACAAATAGCTCTTGATTCTCTTCGGAAATTTTTGTTAGATCGTACCGACACTGTGGCCTTAAATTCTCAATTGCCTTATAGACCCGGGTGGTAAAATCCCAATATGCATCAGCACCCATCTGTTCGTAGTACCTGTGAAACCATCCCCAATCGTTGAGACAGTAACGTTCGAGTCCGATGGCACCGGAAGGAACTGTAGTAGCATTCGAAGTATTCTGAAAAGAGTTGAATGTTGTGTTCGTCATACTGATCCGGTTTTTGTATTCTTTCGTATAAACCTACCTAGGCTGTTTATGATTGGCAGAAATCAGTAAATAGGTCTGAAATCTCCTGCATAAATGAGGCATTGATGCGAGCTGGAGGAACAATGTATACCGGTGATTCAACCGTATGAAGCTCAAATATTTTGATGGAAAAACCACGCTCCTCGATGAGCCCATTCAATCGAACAACTTCACTCACCGGCAATCGGCATCTAAGGCAAATGAGATCACAATCTGTGTCATAAGAGACTCCTATGGACCTTTGTTCGTCAGGTGATGAAACAGTGAAATCGGTCATATTACAATAGAGTCTAGAAGTTGTTTGATTTCATCAATTAGATTTGAGGAGTCATTACCTTCTTTTATCAATACCGCTATGCCACCACTCTCATCATCATGACGCTGAATGCATGTTATCTGATTGACACAATCAAGATCTTCAATCATATCAACGAGGCGCGTTTTACGAATTGGGTTGAACCCAGTGTAGATGTTCACATAGCCTTTCTCGTTCATCTTACCGATGACGAACAGAAGCCCCTTTTTTTCGATTCTCTGGGATGGTGATTCCATGATTATTGTATTAAAAAAAATCAATTAAGTCTAGTTCGTTTTTTCGCGCTCTAACCCTTGATCTAACTCTTACCGCTCTTGAAATGGCCGGTCGTAATATGGTTGCATTTGCCACCATCACTTCTGATGGTAGTAGTATCACCAATAGGGTGATCGCAATGATCTTGCGTTTTAATGGAGAGAGCGAAGATGAAATGTTGAATTGGTGGCAGAAATACCAGGCGGATAATTCAGTCGCTTTTGTGATTCCAAGCTTACGATAGATGTTCTTCAGATGATTGGCCACGGTGTCGTTATCAATGTACAGCAGGGAGGCAATCTCTTTCTGTGATGCACCCCATGCGACATACTCCGCAATCTCCAACTCTCTGCGAGTCAACATTACTCGTAAATGTTAGTAACACCAACTTTTGTGAAAATATCCGCAATTGCTACGGCTTTGGATAGCTTCGGTTCCACTTTACCCTTTAGATAGGAGTTCCATTGGGTACGAGAATTGATTTCAAGAACCGACATTATCTGTGTCCTTACAGATTCAAGGTGCTGGCGTTGCACTTGATCATACCCTTTTTTAATGCTTAGTTTTTCCATACTTGATTGAAATGACTGATTTTAGCTATTTGTATTTGTTCGTTTTTGGCGTACATTTGTTTGTATAAACTGAACAGATGCAAATATAGAGACTTCTCTGCATCAAACAAATTTATTGCAGAGTTTTTTCTGCACAAAATAGAAATATTTTATATATGTCAGTAAAACAAAGACTTATAGAATTTATCAAGCACCTTGGAATTAGCCAAAGAGCATTTGAAAAGGCTGTAGGGCTTTCGAATGGGTATGTGAATAATATCTCCGTATCTATTGGACACGACAAAATGCTCAGCATATCTCTACACTATCCACAGCTTAATACTGATTGGTTGATGACTGGACAGGGAGAAATGCTTAATGATGAATATCATCAAGCACAAAAAAAAGAAGAGGTTTTAATGGAGCCCCATTTTGACTACCAAACAATTGAATCCTTGAGTAAGGCCATAAATAGACTTACCGAAATGTATGATAGGGTTGTTCAGGAAAACGATGAGTTGAGAAACGAACTTGAAAACCTAAGGAGGGTTGCATCTGCCCAAAAGGTGGGTGCGTAA